GCCCGCGGCCGCGCAGCCCCAGCTGCCGACCCCGCCCGCACCGCCGATCACCTCGCAGGATCTCTGGCAGACGCAGCAGGCGACGGCGCCCGCGGCGCCCGCGGCGCCGATCGCGCCGATCGCGCCGCCCGCCCCCCCGGCGCCGCCCGCGAACGGCTTCACGGCCGCTGACATCCAGCGCGGCATCGACTCGTTCCCCGCCTTCACCGCGGCGGGCTACGACCGGGCCACGTCCATCCAGATGATCGCGGAGGCGGTGCAGCCCGGCAACGCGGCCTACCGCGCCGCGCTCGACACCGAGATCCCCTTCTAGGTCCTCGCCCCCATCGAAGGCGCCCCGTCCGCTCTATGCTGACGGGGCGCCTTCGCGTCACCCCGCCGCCGCCGCCGCCATCACAGGAAGGGGCACCGTGTCTGTCACCACCGACACCTCTGGTTTCCTCACACTTCTCGCTCTGCTCCGCCGCACCGACGGCCAGATCCGCATCGCCACCAGCGTCGACGGGCAGTTCTACGCCCCCAACGTCGTCGCCATCGAGAACGTCGTCAAAGCCGTCGACGCCCTCCGTGACCGCGGTGCGCACGCCTGGTTCGAGGTGAACCCGTCCGGGCCGCGCCCTCCCGGCCGCCGCGCGCAGGCCACCGACATCACGCGCCTCGCCGCCCTCTGGGCCGACCTCGACCTCAAGGAGGGCGGGCTCGCGACCGAGGAGGACATCGACCTGGTCATCGACGACCTGGCCTTCATGCTCGGCCGCGACCCGGCCGCCGTCGTCAGCACCGGTGGTGGCAAGCACGCCTACTGGCCGATCGCCGACGGCGACATCACGGACGCGAACTACCCGGCCATCCGGGCCCGCCTGGACCGCTGGAAGCTCATGGTGCAGCAGGCGGCCGCCACGCAGGGCGGGCACGTCGACTCCGTCTTCGACCTCCCCCGCATCCTCCGAGTGCCGGGCACGCTGAACCCCAAGTACACCCCCGCCCGCGAGGTGACGATGGTCACGGCCGAGGCCCGCCCGCTGACGCTCGCGGAGATCGACGAGGCTTTCGAGGCCTACGACATCCCGGCCGTCGTCGAGCAGGACTTCCGTTTCGACGCCTCCTCCTTCTCGCCGTCGACGACGTGGGCGTGGGCCGAGCAGGACTGCCACTTCGTGTCGCAGCTGCGCAGCGAGATCTCGACGTCGGTCCCGAACGCGCGCCACCCGTGGCTGGTGAAGCAGGCGATCCTCCTGCACTGCCTCGTGCGCAACGGCTGCGTGACCGAGCGGACCTTCATGGAAGACCTCGTCCCCCTGCTCGCGCGCCGCTTCGACTGGATCTGCGCGAACGTCGGCGAGCCGCGCCCCGTCTCCGAGAACGAGCTCGGCGGCGCCCTCGTCTACGGCCGCAACCAGGTGCAGAAGATGGCGCCGGAGAAGCTGCTCGACGAGCTGCGCGGCCACTGGCACGACGACTTCGTCGACGCGCTCGTCGAGGCCCCCGCCGCCCCCGCGCTCCCGGTGGCGCCCCCCACGCCGGCCGGGCTGGTCACGCCGCCGCCGCTCGCGCCCGCCGCCACCACCCCGGCCGCGCCGTCAGCGATCGCCGACGCCGAAGCGCCGAGCAACGTCACCTCGATCGTCACGCGCCAGCAGGTCACCGGTGGCCCCGCCGCCCTCAGCGTCGGCGCGCTCGCCCTCAACGTCGACCAGCGCGAGCAGCAGCGCTACGCCCGCGCGAACCTCTCCGACCTCGGCAACGGCGAGCGCCTCGCCGCCTGGATGCGCGGCAAGGCGATCTACGTCCCCGGGCTCGGCTGGCACGTCTGGGAGGACGGGCGCTACGTCCCCGACCTCGCCAACGCCGCGCAGGAGCACGCGAAGGATGCGGCGCTCGCGTACGGCGCCCAGGCGATCCGCTCCGAGGCCGAGCAGAAGTGGGCCTACCAGTCCTACTCCGCCGGGAAGATCTCGGCCGCGCTCGCCCTCGCCTCGTCCGTCTCCCACGTCGTCACCCCGCTGCCCCAGCTGGACACGGACGGCCGGGAGATGTGCACGCCCGGCGGCGTCGTCGACCTCGCCACCGGGACCATGCGCCCCGCCGACCCGCACGTCGACCGCCACACGAAGCGCACCCTCGTCACCCCGGATGCGAAGCACCCGATGCCGCGCTTCGTCGCCCTCATGCAGTGGGCGCTCGGCGGCGACGAGGAGATGATCGCCTACGTCCAGCGCCTCTTCGGCCTGGCCGCGATCGGCGAGCTCCGCAGCCACATCCTCCCGATCTTCAAAGGCCGCGGCGGCAACGGGAAGTCGCTCATCCTCGGCATCGTGCTCGAGCTGTTCGGCTCGTACGGCGTGCGCATCCCCGGGGACCTGCTGGTCGAGAAGTCGATGAGCGCCCACCCCACTGGACTGGCATCGCTGCGCGGCGCGCGCTTCGCCCTCGGCTCCGAGGTGCCGCCCGGTGCGCGCTTCGACGAGGCCCTCGTCAAGGAGCTCACCGGCGACCAGACGCTGACGGCCCGCTACATGGGCAAGGACTTCATCACGTTCGTGAACACGTGGACGCCGTTCCTCAGCCTCAACCACCTGCCCGGCGTGGCCGTCGGCGGCCCATCCTGGTGGCGCCGTATCCGCATCGTGCCGTTCGACGCGAAGATCACCGGCCCCGAAGACCCGGACCTGCACCGGCAGATCATCGCCTCCGAAGGCCCCGGCATCCTCGCCTGGGTGATCGCCGGTGCGCGCGACGTCCTCGAGCACGGCGAGCGCCCCCCGAAGCCGGTCCTCGACGCGACCGCCGAGTACCGCCAGGAGGAGGACCGCCTCGCGCAGTTCGTCCACAAGAAGCTGGTGATCGCGCCCGGCATGACCGTCTCCCGCGAGGCGGTCTACGGCGCCTACTGCGCCTGGTGCATGAAGATGAACCTGCGCGCTCTCGGCGGGATCAAGTTCGCCCGAGAGATGCTCATGGCCTACCCCGACTCCGGGGACGCGGGCGAGTCCGTCTACGCGGGCTTCGCCCTCGCGGTGCCCACGATGGACCCGGAGAGCGCGGCTTTCCAGATGATGAACGGCGGGATCTGATGGAGCGACCGAAGGCCTACGTGCTCGACAGCGGGCTCGACGCGACAGCGGTGTGCCTCGCGTGCCGCGGCGACCAGCACGAGTCGTGCACCTACGGCTTCGAGGACCTCCTCGCGCCGGGGGAGGTGTGCTGCTGCGCCGGCCAGTTCGCTGCGCCGCGGCACGCGCTGACGCAGGAGATCGCGCAGGGCTTCGGCATGCTCGCTGTCGGCGTCGAAGGTGAGCCCGCGCCCGCCCCGGCGCCGGGGACGCGGAAGAAGCCGGCCCCGGTCGAAGACGGCGGCGAGCTCGGCGGGGCGCTCGAGCCGCAGGTCCCGCAGCTGCCGGCGCGCCAGCTCGGCGACTCCGGCTACATCCACCCCGACGCCTGGAACTCGACGGCCGACATCGGCACCCTCAAAGACCCGGCCAGCACGGGCCGCAAGCGCGCGGCCGACATGTTCGCCATCCCGCAGGGCTACGTCTGTGAGTGGGCCCGGAAGAAGAACTGCGGCGGCGGCGTGCACCCGATCGTCGGCTGCGTCGGCTACCCCGCCCAGGACATCCACCACGGGCCCGACAAGTCGACGCTGAACAACGCGAAGGTGACGTGGGGCATCGGCACGACCGAGAACGTGCACCTGATCTGCTCGTTCTGCCACAACACGTGGCACGCTCGCAACAACGGGACCTACCCGCCGTACGACCGCACGAAGCAGCAGGAGCAGCCCTGGCTGCCCTACTCCGAGGACCCGTGGCCCGATCAGGTGATGGTCGAGATCAGCTCCGAGGAGGCCTACGCGGAAGACGAACGCCGACGCAAGGAGAACGCGAAGAATGGACGAGCCACTGGCAACGGGCGGGTCGGCCGACGAGCCGACGGCTCCGGCATCCTCGACGACGACGAGCCCGACGGAGAACCCGACGAGGGCTAAGCTCCGCTCCTGGTCCCCGGCGCAGGAGTCGCGCGGCCGCGCGGAAGCTGCTCTCCGAGAGAGCCTCGAAGCTACACTGGCCGACGAGGGCGGCGCCGTGCCGGCCGACGACACGGGAACGGACGGATCATGACCGAGCAGAAGGACGCGACCAACGAGGACGCGAAGCACGACGGCATCGCCGACGCGACAGGCGAGGGCGGAACCCTGGCCGAGCAGGACGGCGCCGGCATCAAGAAGCGGCCGAAGGACGAGAACGCCGACCAGGTCGTCGGCACCCCCGCCGGTGCGAGCCCGACCGAGCGCGTGACCGCGCAGGCCGAGAAGAACGGCCAGCCCGTCTCCGACGACGCGCTCGGCGTCGGCACGCTCAACTCCCTCAACCGCGCTCCCGTGATCCCCGGCTCGGCCGAGGAGACGCGCGTGCGCGAGGAGGGCGACAGCTCGCGCCTCGTGCACGAGGCCGCGCAGAACACGGTCGTGCCCACCCTCGACAAGCCCGAAGACATCAACGTGACCAACCAGGCCGCGAAGGTGCAGGAGCAGGTCGAGAAGGAGCTCTCGCTGCGCCTGCGCGACAAGCGAGGCTCCGTCTTCGCCTCCGGCCCCGGGCAGGACCGCGAGGACGAGCGCACCGGTGAGGTCGAGCAGGCGCCGGATCCCGAGGAGCAGACGGTCGCCTTCTACGTCGTCGACGGCGAGACGACCCTCGACGAGGTCGCCACCCACGTCGGCCTCGTGAACACCGCCGACTTGCAGCGGCTCGCGAACGCGAACGGGATCTTCAACCAGTCGTACGCGATCTCGAAGGGCGCGCGGATCATCCTGCCCACCGAGTACACCTACGACGGCATCGAAGGCGTGCGCAAGAAGCCTGCGGCGAAGGCGCTGCGCTGATACGCTGACGGTCCGCACGATGTCATCTGCGTGACCCCCCCCGAAGGCCCCGATCCTCCCCCTGGATCGGGGCCTTCGTCATGTCCCGATGCTGGCGCCGAGCGGGCCGATCATCCCGTTGATCTGCTGCGCCCAGCGCAGCAGCGAGTCGAGGTCGGTGGGCACGATCAGCGCCGGCTCCGACGGGAACAGCGGCAGGGAGTTCGAGCCGTCGTGGATGTGCTCGCCCGGCGACGCCTGGCCGACCTTCGAGCCGAGCTCGTGGTGGAGGGTGTCGGGGCGGTCGGTCGCCGCGTTGCTGTGCAGCCATTCGATGAAGCGCGGGGACGGCGGCTCGCGGCCGTCGAGCTTCGCGTCGCTGAACGGATCGTTCTCTGGGAGGGCCATGCCTCGAAGCTACACTCGCAGCACACCACCGTCACGAGGAGCACCATGCCCAAACCCAAGGAGATCGGCACCACCGCCGAGCGCTACGTCCTGAACTACCTGCAGGCCAACTTCTGGCCCGGCGCCGAGCGCATCGTGCTGCACGGCTCCGCGGACCAGGGCGACATCGGCCACTGCGGCGACTTCATCTTCGAGGTGAAGGCCGGCGCGCAGACCGCACAGGAGGGGAACGTCGCCGGCTGGCTGGCGGAGACGCGCGCCGAGGCGCGCCACCGCGGCGTGAAGTACGGGGTGCTCGTCACCTCCCGCCGCGGCTACGGCGAGAAGCGCGTCGAGCGCTGGTGGGCGCACATGGACGCGACCGTCTTCGCCGACATCGTCACGGACCGAGGGATGATCATCAGCGACCCGCCCGCGGTCCGCATGGAGCTCGGCGACTTCCTCTACTGGGCGGTGGCTCATGGCGCGATCTAAAGCACCGAGCAGCCCTGCGGAGCTGCTTGAGCAGTTCCGCACCCGGCTGGAAAACGCCGACCGCCGCCCGAGCATCTACCGCTACGAGCACATGCCCCAGCAGGAGCTGTTCCACCGGGACCAGCACCGCAACCGCATCTCGTTCGGCGGCAACCGCGGAGGGAAGACGTACTCTGGCGTGGCCGACGACGTCTGGATCCTCACCCGCACGCACCCGTACCGCAACGACCTCTACGCCGACCGGCCGCGGCGCATCCGCTTCATCGGCGTCGACTTCGAGCGCGGCATCGACCAGACCGCGCTCCCCCTCTTCTCGCAGCTGATCCCGCCGTCGCTGCTGATCAACGGGTCCTGGGAGGAGAGCTACTCCGCGAGCCGGCACCTGCTCACGCTCGAGGACGGGAGCACCTGCTCGTTCATGTCCTACGAGCAGGACGCCGACAAGTTCCAGGCCGTCTCCCTCGACCACATCCACTTCGACGAGGAGCCGCCGCAGCCGATCTTCAAGGAGTCGCTGCTGCGCCTCGTCGACACGAACGGCGGCTGGACCCTCACCGAGACGCCGGTGCAGCAGATGGAGTGGGTCTTCGACGAGCTCATCGAGCCGCAGGAGGCCGGCGAGCGCCCCGACATCGGGATCTTCTACCTCGAGACGCTCGCGAACACGCACCTGTCGCAGGTCGCGATCGAGGACCTGACGCAGGGCATGGACGCGCGCGAGAAGCAGATCCGCCTCAAAGGCGAGTACGACCGCACCGGGTCGATGGTGTTCCCCGAGTTCCTGCGCCGGCACCCGTACGTCATCACGGCCGAGGAGTTCTGGGCCGTCTTCGACCACACCTGGACCGTCTACGAGTCGATGGACTACGGCTACGCGAACCCGCAGGCGTGGCTCTGGACGGCGGCCCACCCGTCCGGCAAGGTCGTCACGTTCGACATGCTCTACAAGGCCCGCACCACCGTCGACGAGTGGGTGGCCGCGGTGAAGGCGAAGCGCGAGCAGATCGGCCGCCGCCTCGGCGTCGCCAACCCCAGGGGATGGAAGCCGGCCGGCCTCTACGGCGACCCGGCGATCAAGCAGCGGAACCAGGCGACCACCGGCACGTCGATCCAGCAGGAGTACGCGAAGCGCGGCCTGTCGATCGGCATCGAGGGCATCGTGAAGACGCGCGAAGGCAACCAGAACGTGGGCCTGAACCGCATGCACGAGATCCTCGCGAAGCGCCCGTTCTACGACCTCGTCACCGGGCTGTACGAGGGCCCGCTCTGGTCGATCGTCGACCAGAACATGGACACGGGGCGCGACGTCGGCCTCACCGGCGGTGGCTGCGGGCCGCTCATCCGCGAGATGCGCAAGGCGCGCAAGCCGAAGCAGTCGCTGCAGCAGCAGGAGGAGAAGAACGCCTCCGAGGAGATCCGCGACAAGGACAACCACGCGATCGACGGCGTGAAGTACCTCTGGATGATGCGACCCGACCTGGTGGCCGGCATCCACGTGCCGACCGTGCCGGGCCCCGGCGGCGGCTTCCGCGACGTGATGCAGGAGGCGTTCGGCGAGACGTCCGGCTACCTCGAGACGCACGCCGAGGCGTTCGCTAGCATCAGGGACGACACCACCCATTGGATGCCGGCTGACGCCGACCCCTACGAGCTTCTGGACTGAGATGCCCCGACCTTTCACGATCAGCGCCACGGCGATCGAACGACCCGGCGGCTGCGGCCGCTGCGGAGCGAAGGACAGCGTCATCGACCTGGGCTTCGACCGCTTCCCCACCGGGCAGACCTCCTACCTCTGCACCCGGTGCCTCGCCGAGCTCGCCGAGCAACTCGGCCTCGTCGACGGCGAGGACGCGGCGCGCACGCGCGCGGCGCTCGAGCGCGACGTCGAGCAGCTGGTGCGCGAGAACGAAGAACTGCAGCAGCAGGTGGGAGCCGTCCGCGGCGCCCGCACCCTCGACATCGAAAGGACCCTCTCCCATGTCCGAGCTGCTCTCCTGGCAGATGCTGACCCTGCTGCTCCTGCTGCTCCTGCTGGCGACGCTGGTGACGGGGCTCCTGCTGATCCTCCGCCTGCACCGGCAGCACCTGGCCGTGCTCCGCGAGAAGGACGAGCAGCTGCTGGTCGGCCTGCGAAGCGTCAGCGAGGCGTCAGCATCCACGACCTCGGACCTGCTCCTGTCGTCGGAGCGCCTGCACGAGAAGGCGATGGCACTACTGTCGTCGAAGGATCCGCTGGCGCTGGCGAGCGTGACCCGCTCGCTGGCCTCGTCGCCGAGTGACGACGACGAAGCCCCCCAGACCAGTGACATCGAAGAGGACAGGCGGCTCGCCACAGAGTGGCTCCACCTGGCCGACGCACGAGGAGTAGGCGACACCAATGGCAGCATCGTTCCGCTCGACGACGCCGAGCTCGAGGACTTCTACGACGCCGCCGGCACGAGCTTCCCGGCGCCGAAGCTCGACTGAGGACCCCGGCGAGCGCATGGCTCGCATGGTCGCGGAGTCGATCTACGCCCCCGAGACGGGGCCCGCACCGACGACGCCGGAGCAGGTCGGCGAGGCCCTCGTGATGTACGAGGCCGCCGAGCTCAAGGCGGCGAAGGAGGACGACGCGACGAAGGCGATCTCCGCCTGGGTGAAGGACCGCTTCGCTCGCGCGAAGAACGACCGCCAGATGGTCGAGCGCCAGTGGCTCAAGAACATCGACATGGTCGAAGGCCGCCAGTTCACCAAGTTCGACCCCTCTTCCGGCCAGAACAAGATGCGGCCGATCCCCGCGCGCCGCGGCCAGCCGCAGATCGCGCTGAACATCATCGAGCCGCGCATCCGCACGGAGATCGCGAAGACGGGCGCCTCCCACCCGTCGGCGACCGTCGCACCGGCATCCGACGACGACGACGACATCCAGGCCGCGCAGGCCGCGCAGGCCGTCTGGGAGTGGTTCGACCAGTCGACCGACTTCCACGTGAAGGTGTTCAACCAGGCGAACTACTGGCGCGCGGTGTGCGGCGTCGGCTTCGCGAAGATCTACTACGACCACGACAAGGTCGACACCGCGGCGACCGAGCTCGCCAAGAAGCGCTTCCTCGCCGAGATGGCGGCGGCCGCCGAGGCGCCCGCGATGGGCCTCCCGCCGCAGCCGCCCGCCCCCGTGCGCGGGAAGATCGTCGGCCAGCACGTGAACCCCTTCAACCTCTACGTCGCCGACCACTCGATCACGGACCTGCAGGAGCAGCCGTACATCTTCCACACCTACCCGATGCCGGTGGGCGAGGCGAAGATGCGCTACGCCGCCTACGTCGAGGACCCGGATTGGAACCCCGGCCACGTCGAGGTGGACGAGTCGACCCGCGCGAACCTGCGCCGCACCACCTCGGCCGGCAAGCAGAACCCGGACACCACGATGGTGATGGAGACGTGGATCCGCCCCGGCGTCGAGCCGCGCTTCCCCCGCGGCGGCGTCGTCATCACGATCGGCGACGAGATCGTCGCGATGTCGAAGGAGAAGTTCCCCTACGACTTCGAGAAGTACCCGTTCGCCGTGCTCACCGGGATCGAGAACGGCCGCTTCTACCGCCGCTCCCTCGTCGAGTCGCTGATCCCCCTGCAGGCCGACTTCAACAAGACGGCCGGCCTGATCATGCAGACGAAGAACCAGATGGCGAACCAGGGCTTCTTCTACGACTCCGGCTCGCTCGACCCCCGGAAGATCACGAACCAGATCGGCCAGTGGATCGGCACCGACGTCTCCTTCCGGCGGCCCGAGGCGATCCCCACGAAGGAGATTCCGCAGTACGTCATCCAGTGGATGCAGCAGCTGTCGACGCTCACCGACGACATCTCCGGCCAGCACCAGGTGTCGCGCGCCATCGCGCCCGGCGCTGACACCGCGGCGTCCGCCATCCAGATCCTGCAGGAGAAGGACGATGACTTCCTCGCGTCGACGCTCGCGTCGATCGACCACGCCTTCAAGGACGCCGCGACCTTCGTCATCGGGCTCGCCATCCAGTTCTGGGACGAGCCGCGCCTGGTGAAGATCGCCGGTGCCGAGCGCAGCTTCGCCGTGCACCAGCTCACCGGGGCCGACATCGCCTCCGGCACCGACATCCGCGTCGACCCGCAGACGGGCCTCCCGACCTCGAAGGCGGGCCGCATCGCGGTGCTCACCGAGTGGGCCGACAAGCAGTACATCACCCCCTCTCAGTTCCTCCTCGCGGTGGGCACCGGGGCGCTCGGCAAGGTCGAGTCGATGATCAACGCGGACCTGGCCCAGGCCGAGCGCGAGAACGTCGAGATGCAGAAGCTCGACCCGGCTGAGATCGTCGCGGCGCAGGAGCAGGAGCTCGCCGAGCTGCAGGGCCAGATCGCCGAGCAGCAGGGCGCGGGCCCGGAAGGCGCCCCGGCGCCGGAGGAGGGCGGCAACCCGTTCGGCGGCATCGTCGACCCGGCGGTCGGCCTCGAGGAGGGCGCGGAGGCGCCGCAGGGCGCCGAGCCCGCCTCCGCCGAGGAGGTCCCCGGCGAGACGGCCGAAGGCGCGACCGCCGCGGCCGGCATGGCGATGGCGCCGCCGACCGGCCCGGCCGCGTTCCCGATCAACGAGTTCGACAACCACATGGTGCACGCCGAGACGCACGCCCGCTTCATGAAGGGCCAGACCTACAAGGGCCTCGACCCGGCGGTGCAGGAGGTCTTCCTCGAGCACTGGCGCGCGCACACCCAGGCGGGCGCGATGCAGCAGGCAGCGATGGCGGCCCAGCAGATGGGCCCGTCAGTTCCGGGCGAGGACAGCGCGCCGCCTGCTTGATACTTATGATGGGTGGCGACCACCACCTATCGAGAGGCAGCCAGCATGGGCACCGACGAGAACACCCCCGCCGACACCACCGGCACCACCCCCGACGCCCCCGAGTTCGAGTGGCCGGCGGAGTGGCAGGACGGCTTCGCCGACCTCCCCGAGGTGCTCCGCGCCCCGGTGCAGGACCGCGTCAAGCAGACTCTGACCCGTCACCAGCAGGAGCTCGAGGAGGCCCGCACCGGCGGCGCCCCGGCCATCGACGAGGACTGGCAGGCGCTGCTGGCCGAGGCGCAGACGGAGAAGGTGTCGCCGGAGGACTTCCGTCAGGCGATGCAGTTCGCGGCCACCCAGCGGCAGATGCTGCAGACGGACCCGTACGGCTACATCTACGGCGTCGAGCAGCAGGTCGACGAGCTCGTGCGCACCGGGCAGATCACGATCGCCGAAGGGAAGACGGCCAAGCGCAAGCTCGCCGCGGACGCCGCGGCCGCGGGCGCCGGCGAGGAGGACTTCCGCACCGACGACCAGAAGAAGCTCGACGAGCTGCAGCAGTGGCGCGAGCAGCAGGAGCAGGAGCGCGCGGCCGCCGCCGAGCAGGAGGAGCTCGCCGAGCTCGAGCAGCAGATCGAGGACCAGAGCGAGGACCGGGCCACCCGCTTCATCACCCACCTCGACACCACGCTCGAGAACGCCGGGCTGACCGACGCCTCGCAGGCGACGTTGCAGGCCATCGCCGACGTCGCGATGGGCTACATGGCTCGCGACGACGACATGGAGCCGGAGGCCGCGATCGACAAGGCGATGATCCTCTTCCAGGAGGAAGTGACCCGCCGAAAGGGCGCGTCACGTCAGATCCCCATCGGCGGCAGCGCTTCCGCGGTGCAGCAGGCGAGCGACCAGGGACCGCAGACCGACCAGCAGCGCCAGGCCGCGATGATCGCCGCGGCCCGCGCCGCGGCAGCCTCGTGAGACATCCTCTCCGCTGATACGATGCGGACCTAGATCGCGCAGCCACCCGGGCCGGCGGGTCACCCCCACCTCAACCAGGGAGAATGATGGCAAACGATCTCGCCGCAGCGAACGCGGTCCTCAAGGTCGGCTACGGCGACATCCACGAGCAGATGGACCTCAAGCTCTGGGCCCTCAACATGATCGAGTCCGGTGCCCAGCACCTGAACAAGGACAACGTCGAGGCCCAGTTCGCGATCCACGTCGGCCGCAACCAGAGCTTCGGCTCGCGCAACGAGATGGACGACCTCCCCGAGGCCGGCCAGAACCGCGACGCCCGCGCGTCGGTCTACCTCAAGTACCACTACGCGAGCATCCAGGCCACCGGCCAGCTGTTCGCGCAGGTGACCGGCAACACCGAGTCGTTCGTCGACTTCGTGAAGCGCGAGATGGACACCGTCAAGGACGGCGCGAACCGCAACCTGACCCGGCAGGTCTACGGCGACGGCACCGGCACGCTCGCGATCGTGGCGACCGGCGCGACCGGCTCCAACACCCTCGTGGTCGACGACGCCCACTGGCTCGTCGTCGACATGACCATCGACGTGCTGACGGCCGCGACCCTCGGCAACCCCACGCCGACCAAGGGCAACACCGCGCTGCTCAAGATCACGTCGGTCAACTCCGACACGAACACGATCACCGTCAGCGGCGGCACCGTCACCGCGGCGGCCGGCTCCGCGCTGGTCCTCGCGTCCGGCGGCCCGAACGGCGGGGCCAACGACTGGAAGAAGGAGTGGGAGGGCCTCGGCCTGATCGTCTCCAAGACGGCCCCCCTGCACGGCATCTCGCCCGTCGCCGAGCCCCTCTGGGCTGCTGCGTACATCGAGAACAACGTCGGCCCGCTCGCGGAGATCGACTTCGACCACGCCCTCGAGGCGGTGAAGAACACCGGTGGCACCACCACCGACCTCATCACCACCCCGCGCGTCGCCCGCGCGTACTGGAACCTCCTGCAGGGGATGCGCCAGTTCAACGGCAACGAGCAGATGAAGGGCGGCACGACGAAGCCGAAGATCCAGTCCATCTTCGGCGACATCGACATGACGCTCGACTTCGACGCCCCCGCCGGCACGGCGTACTTCCTCAACCGGAAGGAGCTGTTCCTGCACCGCGAGCACGGCTGGAACTGGATCGACCGCATGGGCTCCATGTGGGTCCAGATCCCCGGCAAGGACGCCTTCAAGGCGACCATGTCGGACTACTCGAACATCGGCTGCTACCGCCGGAACAGCTTCGCGAAGCTGACCGGCATCCAGGAGCTGTAAGCTCGGACCTCCCCCGCTCTAGCGCCCCGTCTCTTCTGAGGCGGGGCGCTATTGTGTGCCCATGCCTGTCGTCGACTTCCGCACCTCCGCCTATGGCCTCACCAGCGCCAAGCACGCCGCCATCAACGACCTGGTGCGGGCCTACAACCCGCGCCTGTCCCTGCGCCGCATCCCCACCTCCGACCCGGCCTTCACGCCGCAGAAGCCGTACGGCGTCTTCGAGGAAGGCGTCGACCCGCGCACGACCCCGTGGGTGTTCACCCTCGCCGAGATGTCGATCGACGAGCGCGTCGTCGCGCGCCTGTACGAGAACGACTTCGCCCGCGCCGGCGCGAGCGAGCAGCACGCGAAGATGCTCGCCCTCCGCGCGGCGCAGGAGACGGCCGCCCTGCGCGAAGAGGCCGAGCGCGACGCCGACCGGCGCGAGGAGATGATCGCGATCGGCCGCCTGGCCGACAAGCGCTCCCAGTTCCGTCACCGGTTCGCCGACGGCACGACCCAGATCATCGGCGGCGACGCGCAGGCGCGCTCCGGCCGCAGCTACGTCTGAGAGGCGCTCTCATGGAGCAGTACAGCTACCTCGTCCAGCGGATCGCTGACGACGTCCGAGCCAAGTTCGGCGACGACGCCTCCGTGCAGATCTCCGACGACGACATCATCCGGTGGACGAACGACGGCGCGCGCCGGATCGCGACCGAGAACCCCTTCCTGCAGAAGGCCCGGAAGACGAACGTCCTCGAGAACGTCGGGCTGTACAACCTCGGCAAGCTGTTCGCCACCGAGCGCATGCAGAAGTTCGAGATGGTCACCGTCAACGGCACCCGCCTCGACTTCATGCCGCACGGCCGCTTCCTCGAGCACGTCCGCGACGCCGGCCCGCAGCAGGGCGACCCCGCGGTGGCGGCCGAGTTCGGCGGCGAGCTCTCCATCTGGCCGGTGCCGCGCGCGTCCACGGCCTACGGCCTGGTGCTCTACTTCTGGGCCTACCCGGACGACGTCGTCTCGCTCGACGACCAGCTCACCGTGCCCGACCGCTTCGTCGAGGCGCTGCAGGCCTACGTGCTCGCGCAGGCGCACGAGCTCGACGACCAGATGGAGTCCGCCCAGGCGAAGAAGAGTGACTTCGACTCGCTGCAGCGCCTCGCGCGCGCCAGCGAGGACATGAGCCCTGGGGAGTTCTACCCGACCATGACCGTGCTCCCCGACGACTTCGACTACTACTCCAATGGCTGGTAAGCGCCGGGCGTCGAACGCCGGCACCTCGAAGGTGCGCCTCGGCCCGTTCGACGGCGGCCTGAACAACATCGGCGAGGCGGAGACGCTCGACGACAACGAGCTCGCCGAGCTGGTCAACTTCGAGGTCGCGCAGGACGGCTCGCTGACCTCGCGGCCGCCGATCTTCCCCGACGACCCCGGTGCCAACACGCTCCCCAGCGACACCGTCGCGCTCGGCTACTACACCACCGGTGGCGGGGTCACCTCGCTGGTGGTCACGCACTCCGGGAAGACGTGGCTCTACTCCATCGACACCCGCGTCTTCGCGGAGATCTGGGACAAGGCCGCGTCCGGCTTCACGCAGTACGACGACAAGGCCGTGCTCTGCTCGCGCGACCAGGCCGGCGGCTACTGGACGAACGGCATCTTCACCTCGACGCGGCAGATGCCGCGCGGCGAGGACATCGTCTTCTACCAGGAGCGCTTCTGGATCTACGGCGTCGCCGGCACCGGGGACGAGAACCGCGTCAGCTTCTCGAAGCTGAACGTGATCAGCCCGGCGTCGAGCATCTTCGACTGGGGCTCGCTCGACTACTTCACGGTCAACCAGGGCGACGGCCAATGGATCACCGGCATCATGCCGACGGCGCAGCGCATCTACATCTTCCGCACCTCGAGCACCTACTACTTCGACTACGCGAGCTCCCCGCTCAACGGCTCGCTGCAGCAGGTGTCGGCGACGGTCGGCGCGGACTCGCGCTGGTGCTACGTCCCCTACCAGAACTACTACCTGGTGCTCTCTAACGGGGTGCTGTACCTCTTCCAGAACTCGCAGTATTACCCCCAGAGCATCGCGAAGGTGCGCTTCGAGCCCCGCGGTGTCCGCGGCGGCCCGTCCGTCGACCGCGCCGTCTCCGTCTTCGGCGACCGCGCGATCGTGTGGTGGAAGGGCGCGACCTACGTCTTCAACATCACCCGGCGCACCTGGTCGCGGTGGGTGTCGCCGACCTCGGAGGCGGCCCGCTTCCTGCAGATCCCGTGGACGGCGACGACCGCGAACCGGCCTTCGGCGCTCGCCGTCACGGGCGCGCGGCACGAGACGCTGCGCCGCATCTACCGCATCCAGGAAGAGCTGCTCTCTCTCGGCATCGGCGAGCAGATGGCCTGCACGCTGACGACGAAGACGTACACGATGGACGACCAGCTCTCCTTCAAGAAGCTGCTCTGGTGGGGAGTCGAGGCGCGCACCGCGACAGGCGTGCGCGGCACCGCGGTGGTCGGCCGCCTCGTCGCGAGCACGGTCACCTGGGATGAGATGGAGTCGCGCACCTGGGACGAGCTCGAGCTCGGCACGTGGGACAACCCCTTCATCGCGCCGGCCGAGTACGTCGACGACGTGAAGTTCCCTTCCGCGGGCCCGATCGTGACCGTCTTCCGGCTCCGCCAGGCGCTCCGATTCCTGCGGATCCAGTTCCAGCTGTCGATCGAGATCGACGGGCTGACGGGGACGTCCCCCGCTAAGATCAACGCGATCATCCCCGTTGTCCGCTCGGGCGCAGGGGCACCGGGAGAGGCCAACTAGTGACGTTCAACGACAACGCCCAGATCAAGGGGGGCTTCGTGAATCGGAAGTCGAAGATGACCAAGGGCAAGCTCCCCAGCTTCGGCCGCAAGGCGAAGCACAACGAGGAGGACGCGATGCCCAACGTCGACCACGGCCACAACGGGCGGCGCCGGAAGAAGACCTTGAACAAGATCAACGAGAAGCTGGCCGCTCGGAAGAAGGACTGACCGTGGGCGCCGGGGTCACGCGCGACAAGCGCTCTGGGGCGACCCAGTTCAACGGCTACGCCGTCGGCGCCCGGCGCTACGGGGCGGGGCTCTCCTCCGCCGCCACCCGCGGGAAGGTCGATCGGGCCGGGTACCGCGCCCGCGAGCTCCGCAAGCGCACTGTGAAGCGGATCTCCGAGAAGCTCAAGACGAAGGGCAAGTAGATGGCAGGCAGGAACGTCGGCCGCGGGCCGAAGGCGCAGGACCCACGCGAGGTCGCGCAGGCCCGCGCCGCGCAGGCGGCCGCGGAGGCGGCCCGCCGCCAGCAGCAGGAGCAGGAGGCGGCCCGACGCCGCGCCGACAACGAGGCGGCTGCGCAGTCGCGCGCCGGCGCGCAGCAGCAGCAGGCGATGGTCCAGGCCGCGCAGCAGGCGGCGCTCGGCGGCGGCGAAGGCGGCGGGGCCCCGGCGGCCGCGCCCGCACCGGCACCCGAGCCCGCCCCGGCGCCGCCGGTGATCGAGCGGCCGACCGTGAACCTCGAGGACTACATCAAGAGCAACTTCCTGGTGCAGCAGCAGCGCGGCGAGGCCGAGCGGCTGACGAACGACTTCGACGCGGAGACGCTGCGCGGCCGCCAGGAGACGACGGCCGCGCAGGGTCTGCGCTCGTCCGACCTCACCCGCAAGCTCGGCGTGCTCGGCCAGAACAGCGCTGAGGACCTCGCGGGCCGCGGCCTCCTGCGCTCCGGGATCAACTTCCAGCAGCAGGACAAGATCAACGCCGAAGGCGTCGTGCAGCGCAGCGCCATCGACCAGCTCATGACCGACTTCAACACGAAGCGGATCTCCGGCCGGGCGAACCTGCAGGCGAGCGCGCGCGCTCGTGAGAACGAGGCGATCCAGGCTGCGATGCAGTCCTACGCCGCGACCTTCGGGGTGAAGTGATGGCCGGCAAGTCTCTCGGAACGAGCTCGCGCAAGCGCCCGTCGTCGGGCGGTGTCGCGGGCAACCCCTCGATCCGCACCCTCGAGCGCAACGCGGGGCAGGGCGAGACGGCCCAGTCCGGGTCGCGCAACGGCGTGCCCGACCCGGTCGGCGACCAGTGGCGCTACCTCATGGGCCTCATGAACGGCGAGGGCGGAGGCGGCGGAGGCGGCGGAGGCGGCGGCGGCGGAGGGG